AAGATTGTTCGTGACATACGTGTGTACAACAAAGAATAACCGTGATATAATATAACAAAGGAAATTATTATGAAACTATCAAATGATACGCTTGCAATTCTTAAGAATTTTGCAGTTATCCAACCTAACCTAATGTTCCGTGCTGGTAATGAAATCAAAACCATTGCTGAAGCCAAGAACATCGTTGCTAAGGCAACCATTCCAGAATCTATCCCACAAGATTTTGGTATCTATGACATCAATGACTTCTTGTCATCATTGAGTTTGTTTAGCACACCCGAATTTAATGTATCTGATGATGCTAAGTTCGCAAAGATTAGCGAAGGCAAATCTAATCTAAAATATTTCTTCTCTGATGAGTCATCATTGACTTACCCTCAGAAAGATATTAACATGCCTGCAACTGATGTGACATTCACACTTACTGCAGATGTACTCAAGAACTTGCAACGTGCAACTGCATTGCTAGGTGTTTCAACTGTCTCTGTTGAGAATGGCGAGAGCGGTATCATTCTTCGAGTAAATGATCCAAAGAACAGCACTTCAAATGCATACGCAACTGAAGTTGATGGTGTAACTGGTGGACATACATTCAAGTTCCATTATGACATCTCCAACTTTAAATTGCTGCCAGGTGATTATGTTGTTTCCATCTCTGGAAAATTAATCTCTCACTTCAAACACAAGACTATTCCAGTTGAATATTGGATTGCTCTTGAAAAGTCTTCAACTTACGAGGCATAACATGACACTATCTGATCTACAATTGATGGTTCAGATTATCGATATGGCTGCTGAAAAAGGTCTATTCAAAGGACCTGATCTTAAGTTAGTTGGTGATCTTCGTGATCGTGTCATCACATTCGTACAAACAAATTCTAAACAAGAGGAAACCTCAAATGACTCAACTAGTAACGTCGCTAAGTAATCCAGCAGATCGTAAGGCAGTTTACGATGCTCTTCGTGAAATCTCGAATTCAATGACTCGTATGGAAGCTGAACGCGACCTAATCAAAGAGACACTGAATATGGTTAAAGATAAGTATGAATTGCCTACAAAGTACACACGCAAGTTGGCAAAGATTTATCACAAGCAAAACTTTAACGAAGTGAAAACAGAGCAATCTGAAGTTGAAACTCTATACGAGACAATCACTGGTTAAAATGACAGGCAACCGTATGGTTGCCATTTAATATTATGGAGTTATGAATGCAAGACCAATTTTTGTGGGTAGAAAAATATCGCCCAAAGACCATCGAACAATGTATCCTTCCTAAACAATTGAAGGAGACATTCCAAACGATCGTTAACAAAGGTGAATTACCCAATTTGATGCTTACTGGTACAGCAGGTCTAGGTAAGACTACTGTCGCTCGAGCATTATGTGAACAACTTGGTATTGACTATATCGTTATCAACGGATCAGAGGAAGGTAACATCGACACTCTTCGTACGAAGATTCGTCAGTTTGCTTCTACTGTTTCCTTGGCTGGTGGATATAAGTGTGTTATCCTCGATGAGGCTGACTATCTAAATCCACAATCAACTCAACCAGCACTTCGTGGTTTCATTGAAGAATTTGCAAACAACTGCCGATTCATTCTTACATGTAACTTCAAGAACCGCATCATTGAACCTCTCCACTCTCGTTGTGGCGTTATCGACTTCAAGTTCGACAAGAAAATGTTGGCAACATTATGTGGCCAATTCATGGGTCGTTTAGAGGAAATCCTCAAGACCGAAGATGTTTCGTATGAGCAACCCGTGCTAGCTGAACTGATCATGAAGCATGCACCAGATTGGCGCCGTGTTTTGAATGAAGCACAACGTTATTCTATCAATGGTACAATCGATGAAGGTGTTCTCGTAACACTGAATGACAAATCTATTCGTGATCTAATGACTGCATTGAAGACTAAGAACTTCAAAGGCATGCGTGAATGGGTTGTGAATAACATTGATACAGAACCTCAAGTAATCTATCGCAAAGTGTATGACGCACTGAACGAATACTTGAATCCTCAATCAATCCCTCAAGTGATTATCATCCTTGCTGATTACCAATATAAGCAAGCTTTTGTTGCAGATCATGAACTCAACGTTGTTGCATGCATGACTGAAATCATGGCTTCAGCGGAGTGGAAATGACAAGAGCCAACATTTACTTCAAGGACAACTACTGGTGTGTAGACTACATAGATAATAACTATGAAGCACTACCAACAGTTGGTATGTTCAAGGAACTACAAGATGCCAGACAAGCAGCGCTTGTTTGGACTGAAGGAGTAGTAGAAAATGTGGCTATTGTTGACAAAGGTTCTTGGTAATGAATCCATTTGATTATGTAAATGCTATCTGTGATAGCAAACAAAACCTCATCGTTGATGAGGCCACCGAGAAGGGATACATTCCCTTCACAGTCAATCGTTCTTTGTCGTATCATTATGATACAGTCCTATTGGCCAATGAGATGAACCGCAGAGCTTTCTTAGACAAGCGCATGCAATTTGACTTTCTTATAAATACCGTAAGGAAGAAAAAAAGGTTCGCCAAATGGGTCAAACCGCTTTCTTCTGATGATTTGGAAGTAGTCAAAGAGTATTATGGTTATAGCAATGAAAAAGCTCGCCAGGTTTTATCCTTACTCAATGACGAACAAATGGGACAATTGAGACAAAGGATTTTCAAAGGTGGAAAATAACGAAAAGAGCGTCGAGTGGACACCAGCTTCAATGTTGGAAGTTACGCTAAACGAGCCAGATGACTTTTTAAAAGTAAGAGAAACACTGACACGTATTGGAGTAGCGTCACGCAAAGACCGTAAATTATATCAATCGTGTCATATCTTGCACAAGCAAGGTAGATATTTTATAGTGCACTTCAAAGAACTGTTTGTGTTGGATGGTAAGCCATCTACTATTACAGAGAATGATATTCAACGCCGAAACACAATCGCAGTGTTGTTATCGGATTGGGGATTGGTCACTATAAATAGCAATGAACAGGCCAAAGATCGTGCACCGTTGCGTCAGATCAAGGTCATTTCGTTTAAAGAACGTGATGATTGGGAATTGTGTCCAAAATACAATATTGGCAACACACGTAAAGAATTCTAATTCCCCACTCGGGATGGGAACAAGGCGGAGGTAACCTTGTAAAAAACCTTCACTCTACGCCTTTTGGGTAGGGGATTTTAAAACTTAACTCGCTTAATAGGAGCTAAAATATGAACACACTAGTAAAACAATTCATGCAAAAACCTTTCGACGTACTCAACGTTTCGTCAAAGGACTTCGATAAATTCTTTGTAGGTTTCGATGATCAGTTCGATCAACTCGTAAAGTTACAACAAGATCTTTCGAAGAACGTGCATAATTACCCTCCATACAACATCCGCAAGATTGAAGATAACAAGTATGTTATCGAAGTTGCAGTGGCTGGTTTTTCTCAATCAGATGTTGAAGTTACTGTAGAAGGCAACAAGCTTGTCATCGAAGGTAAGACAACAGACGATAGCGATAATTTCCTTTTCAAGGGAATTGCTAATCGTGCATTCTCACGTACATTTGCCTTAGCTGATAAGATTGAAGTTCAATCTGCAGAGATGGTTAATGGTATGTTAAAGATTGCTCTTGATAAATTTGTAGAAGCATCTACAAAAAAGAAAATCGAAGTCAAGGGTGGTAAGAAGTCAGAGAAGCAGTTTCTAAAAGAAGCTGAGTAATATTCTCTAAGAGGGATGGGCGGGACGACCGCCCATTTTGGTTTATGATTCCAAAAAAACTTTCAACAAGTACTGACCAATTATTCGTCATCGAACATCTTCAACGTTTGCGCGGAGAGGATAGACGATTACGTTTTGGTGGGACTGTCACCGATGAATTCATTGAACGCTATGTTAAAGAATCATGGGACAAGGAAGACTCGCAATGGTTTGGATGTATTTCTAAGTGGAAAGTTGTATCAGCTTGTCACGTAGCCATATATAATGGTGAGGCTGAACTTGGTTGCTCTGTAGATCCAAAATATAGAGGACGTGGTTTGGCACAGGTCATGTTTGACCGAGCTGTTACATATCTACGCACTAAAAATATTCTAAACGTGTATATGCATTGCTTAACTGAAAATCAGGCAATGCGTCATATAGCACAGAAGAATGATATGGTAGTTGTAAGTTGCCAAGGAGAATCAGATGCTAAGGTTGAAGTCGAAGCAGCAACTCCATTGACAGCTTATAAAGATGCATATTTTGATAGAATGGCTCTGTATGACATGATCATCAGAAACCAAACGGAAATGCTTGATGCATTTCTAGAACCATTCTATGAAAAAAGAAAAACTAATATCGACTGATGTAGTAAATGTTGGTGACTGGCTAATCAAAGCCAGTAAAAGGAATGGCTTCATCTTATTGGTCATGATCAATGTAAGAACATTTAATTTTGTCTTGCAATATGTTGATGATATTAAGAAAGCCAATATTATTATTGAATATGTTATTGAAAAAGGAAGTCTATGAGTGACGTAAAATGTTTCCAATTGTTTAATGGTCAAGACATTATGGGTGATGTGTCTTCAATTGAAGATGGTAAAATTACCATTCGCAATCCAGCTGCAATCCATCTTGTGCCATCAGAAACACAACGTGGTCAATTCGGTGTAGCACTTATGCCGTTTTCCCCATATGCAGAGTTCAACAAAGTAGAATTGTTCTATGACAAAGTCGTAATGCAATTTGATCCATCTGTTGATCTATTGAACAACTATAGCAAGTTATTTGGAAGCGGAATTCAAATCTCCAACGTTATGCCTTAATAGTGTACAGCACACTATTTTTATGGTATAATAGAAGGTATGGAATTCTACACAAATATCTCTCGCTTCGGTAATAGTATCCTCTATCGTGGATACAAAGACGGCAAGCGAGTACAAACTAAAGTACCTTTCAGTCCAACGCTCTTCGTGCCAGTAGAAAAACCTACTGGTTACGTTGCGCTTGATGGTAAGCATGTCGAACCAATCAAGCTAGAAACTATGCGTGAGGCTAAGGAATTCATGGAACGTTACAAGGACGTTTCTAACTTCGACATCTATGGCAACACAAACTACCTTGCACAGTTTACTGCCGAAAAATTTCCAGGTCAAATCGCATTTGACCCAGCGCTGATTAATATCACATATATCGATATTGAAGTTCAGTCAGACGAAGGTTTCCCTGAACCTGACCAAGCTAAATATCCGATCACAGCTATCACAATCAAAAACAACATTGACAATACCTTCTACACATGGGGTTTGGGTGACTATGACGTCACTAAATCACTGATGAAGGAAAATCGTGTCGTCTATGAAAAATGTTATGACGAACGTGAACTGCTTGTGAAATTCATTGCACATTGGGGTTCTGCTACTCATATTCCAGACGTTGTGACTGGTTGGAACATTCGTAACTTCGACATTCCATATATCGTTAACCGTTCACTGCAATTGCTGAATGAAGATGTAGTCAAGAAACTATCTCCATGGGGTAGAGTCGAAGAAAAACAAGTCACTATGCAAAAGCGTCAAGTACAAATGTACGAGATTGCTGGTATTGCACAGCTCGACTATATGGATCTATTCAAGAAGTTCGGTCATTCATTTGGCCCACAAGAATCATATCGCTTAGATCATATCGCTAACGTTGTACTTGGTGAGCGTAAGCTTGAATATGATGGAAACCTCATGACATTGTACATGAACGACCATCAGAAGTTTATTGATTACAACATTTGGGACACTGCACTTGTCGAACGTATGGAAGACAAGATTGGTTTATTGGTGTTGTGCTTCACTATGGCATACAAAGCTGGTTGTAATTTCAATGACACATTCGGTACAACTGGTATTTGGGACACACTGATCTATCGTTACTTGACACCACAAAAGATTGTGGTTACTCCTAACAAAGAATCGTTTAAGAGTGACTATGATGGTGGTTATGTTAAAGATCCTCAGTGCGGAGTGCATGATTGGGTTGCATCGTTTGACGTTAACTCACTGTATCCTAACATTATTGTGCAATGGAACATGTCACCTGAAACGATCATGAAAGGTCGTGTTGATCATCGTGTTTCACCAGATGCTATTCTCGAAGGTTACAAACCTGAGATTAAAGAAAATGCAAACGTATGTGGCTCTGGTCAAATGTTCTCTAATGAGAAGCAAGGTTTCATGCCTAAGATCATTGAGATGTTATATGATGAGCGCGTGAAAATTAAGAAGCAAATGATTGTTTCGAAGAAAGAGTTGGAAGTAGCTGATAAAACCAACAAGCAAGAAATCTATAGAATCGAACGTGATATCGCTCGTTATGAAAACGAACAGACATCTATTAAGCTTCTACTGAACTCTCTTTATGGTGCATTAGGTAACAAATACTTCCGTTATTTTACAATGGAAATTGCAGAAGGTATTACGCTTTCTGGCCAGATGATCATTCGATGGGCTGAAAAGCATGTCAATGACTATCTCAATAAAGCATTAAAGAACGCAAAGTATAAAGATTATGTTATTGCTATTGATACTGATTCTGTTTATGTGGCGCTTGAACAGATCGTTAAAA